CCGCCCGGCTAGTTCAGGTCGGAGCGACCAAGTAGTCGTACAGATCCGGCAGCGGACCACTGGTTGCCGCCGCAACAGACGTAGAAACGTTGTTGAGGAGGTTGACCAGGATCTGCCGCGCGAGCCGCCGACCGGTCACGTCGGACCGCTCATGGAAGAATCCGGTCGTCACGAACGTATTCGTGTACGCAACCTTGGGCGAGGCCGTATAGCCTTGCGAATTTTGGTTGGTGACGGATTCCATCACGGGCACCTCGACGCGAGCCTCGGTCTTGTAGACACCTGACTTCAGCCGGGTCAGAGACACACTGGCGCGGACTTGAGCAATCGTCGGAACCGACGCGCTCACTTCTCGCCAGTTGGCCCTGACCGTCTGGCCCTGCCGGGTGACGTCCACAGGAACGAGGGTATGCGACACGGGGGTCGCTGCACCGTCATAGACGGTGATGTTCGCAATTTGCGACATGTTGATCCCAGAAAGAAGAGGTTAAGAAAAGAAGCCTAGCCTTGCGGTTAGAACTTCAGCTTTTGAGTCAGGAGTGCGACGGCGTTAGCCGCCCTTTTCCACGACACAGCCTCAGCCAACGGAACGATAGACGGAAGCGGAACCTGGATCGAAGTACTAACCACACGGTCAAGATTGAGTGTCCAATACTGGAACAAAATCGTGCCGTTTTGTATGATTAGTGTATCGAAATTAGGGTCCGACATCTGTAAATCGCGCGCGTAGAGGTTGCGCTTGTGCGTGGTAATGAAGACTCCGCTTATTGCTTGTGCAAAACCGCGGGCCTCCAGATAACTACCAATGGGTAGAAACCAGTCGGCAACAAAGGACCACGGCATACGCTCCCAAGCTGCTGACGCAAAATCGGTTAAACCGACAAGTTGCGGCAGATCAGTCTCGGTTTGCTTAGCCACGATCCGCGTGCCTTCAAAAGCTCTGGAATTCGTCCATTTGTAGACGGGAGAACTAGACCTAACTGGAACAACTCTAGTCAAGGTCACTGAGGATGTTGCCTTAGCTGGTCTCTGTGTGTAAGCTGCAAGCGCTTCCGCTGCAGCCTTCACATCAGAGAGCAGGGGCGACACCCCATAAACCCACTCCAACCAATTGTTGGCGGCTGTCTGCTTAACGCTTATGGCGTTACGGGCAGAAGCACCTCCGTTTCCCGGTGAGGGTGCGGAGCCAGCCGAAGAAAACCCAGTGGTTTTCTGAGGGGGTCGGGCGTTTGCCAATGTTCTGAAAGCGGCTTTCCAGTTACCTCTTCTCGCGAAGAGGGCACTGTTAGTTACGCGCTCAGCAATATCGGCGATGGTATTGCAAGCTTCTTTGCCTTCAACGAGAAAGTTGCCAGCATGAAAACTGCTGCCAAGAAGTCTCGTACGAAGGCGATTGATAACTTGTATATCATCATTGGAGGTCCAGTCAAAAACCGCACTGGGTAAACCAGCGAGGCCTTCGGCCGTAATAGATTTTACGTCCGAATAATGCTGAGGATTCTTATTTGGGTAGTTATCCCAAACTTGAAACCCCCCCAATGCACGACTATCGTTTACAAAGTAAGCGTGGTAGTCGTGCTCGCCCCAAGTGTCCCGTGGAGGAATCGGCCTATACTTCTTCCAATAGACTTTCGTCTTAGGAATAAGCTTAACCTTTTCCGGCAGGATCTTGTAATAAAGTCTACCAGGAAGTTCGACAGGAACGCGTACTGGTACGCGCTCCTTATATCGTCGAATGATCGTACGGGTTGTACCGTTTTTGTTGCGGAGCCGGAGAGGCTTCTCAACATAGACGTTCTTCCAGTACGTCCTGTAGACTATTCGTGGTTTCGAACGGCGCGCTATTACCTTGGCGTTCTTAATGACGACTCGGTAAAAGGTCTTTACACGCTTAATCCATTGGACGGGAGGATAGGCAATTCCAGTCCTATCCCCACCATCCCACGTTTTGGTCATGTAAAGACCAGACCACCCACCCATTTCTGGGGGGAGGGTTACGCGACCATCAGAAACTCTAGTTCCCGTAGTCACAGTTCCACTCCTAACGTTTGCGCATGAGAGCGCAAGAGCTAGTGAGGCTCAAAGGAACACACCTTGATACGATAAATCGCACCAAAAGTGCGTGGCTGGTCACAAGCCAGCCGAGGGTCGTCGCCTTTAACCAAAACTACTTAACTTCCGGCACCACGAAATGGAGCCGGCCGTTAATAAGCTTTGGTCTGGTGAGCCCAAGTTCGATTTCAGCGATGCGTGTCAATGCACCAATGAAATCATCCTTGGACAAACCAGCGTGGCGTAAGTTCTTGAGTGCCCGATACGCCGATTGAGGCGTACCGAGAACCTTGGAGTACATGTGAATGACTCCTTGACGATCAGTACGACTATAATCGAAAGTATAATGCCGGTTAAGTATATCAAAACCGACAGAATACGTGCGGATGCGGACGCTCATGGCTATACTCCACGTAAAGGAGGG